AGAGGAGCTTCGACTCTCGTCCCTGAGTCAGGTCGAACCTGATAATGGTCTTTACATCCTAGACCAGAGAGGACATCCATGGTCACACAAACGACACTGGTCAAAACGCGAAAACTTAATGAGCCTTGGAAGAGATATCCAGGGCCCTGTTATAGCGTCGTAAACCAGATTAGAACATGTGGCCATACTTCGGTGGTTACCAACAACAAGGACTCGCGTCCTTATCCAAGTAACCTCATCAATGCGCTGACTGCATCTCCTACGCAGTCTACGACCGTGTATAATTACGGTCTTGTGAGCGATCACTTTTGGGACTATTGCCCCGGCTATTATGGGAGTACCGTGTGGACCGAAAGGCTCACGCGGCGACCATGGTCGAGCGATTCGTTCATTCTTCCAGATGTGAATCTCGAGAATGAATTCAACCTGAGAGCTAGGCTTAAAATTAAAGACCGCTACGTGAATCTCGGAGCTTCGTGCTTCGAGTTCAGGGAAACGGCAAGCCTATTCGCTCAAACAGCCAAAGAAGTCTTTTGGCTAGCGCGAGCTGTTTGGAGGACCAGGAAGGGGACTGTTGCCCCCCTCCGTCACTATTGGCATATGCACAGTGACTGGACCCTCCGTGATGTAAGCAGCAAACACCTTGGCATTGCTTATGGGGTTGCGCCTTTGTTAGGTGACCTCTCTGACAGTGTTGAAAAACTCTCCCTACTCACTAGCCAGCCCTTGTTCCGAAAGGTTCGAGTGACTGTGAAAGGCGATGGGCATAAAACCCAGGAGTTCGCCAGTGGTAAAGGAGAGGGGTGGAAAATCCTCAATATCAAGGGGCAGATCTACGTGAGGTTAGACCCGAATAATAACGGGAACTTCACCATGGGAAACCCCTTGGAGGTAGCTTGGGAACTTGTCCCCTTCAGCTTTATTATTGACTCCTTAATCGGTGTTGGTGATTGGCTGTCGGCGCTTGATGCGCTTAAGGGTGTGTCGTACATGACCGGCACGAAAACGTACAGGGAAACTTCGCGTTCACTATGGGAGCCTTCTGGCCTCAAGGTGTACGAAAAGTCCGAACGGCTTATAACGTCTCATCGACGTGAGCTAATCGGGTCCCTTCCTCTCCCGTGGCGACCTCTGTGGAAACCTTCCAGTTCATGGAAGACTATTATGAACCACAGTATGTTGTTATGGGATCTTGTTCAACGACGTTAACGAGGTCTAAAATGCCTTCGGCATCAACTCTCACAATCGCGGACAATGTCCCGGCCAACCACTCGTTTACTCCGTTTACGGTGTCTATGGGTCTCACGTCATTCGTTTGCCGGGAGGGTACTACCCCCGCCGGTAACATGACGATCACCTACTCCATGTCCCCCGCCACCACCGCACGCAAGACTTATCGCGTGAAGACGATGTTCAACTTTCCAGTTGAGCAGACCGTCGACGGTGTTGTGTCTGTTCGGTCTGTCGCCCGTCGTATTATCGAGGACGTCATCCCGGCAGATTTCTCGGCGGCAGAGCGGCTTAAGTACGAGCGTATGGCAGAATCTGTCGCCATTAATGCTCTGACTCGCAACTATACCGTTGATCTGGACCCTGCGTACTAGTACGTAAGACCATGATAGCGGAGTGTTGTTGTGCCGTTCTTTTCGGAATGCCTTCAGTTATGGAGGCTGTTACAGGGCTTGTCCCTGCTACTTGGAGTGTCCCTTATGAGTGCTCAAAAACGCCAGATCTCGGACTGGAAGTTCGAGGTCGATGTCCTCCAAAGAACCTGTGTTGCTGTCGATTCACCCCGAAGCCTTGCGTTGTTTTTGTTGACGCAGGAGGATGGGGCCGGGAAATACCCGGATATCGATCAGGCATTGGCTCTGAAGTGTGACCCGTTGAACTACCTTGATCCCGAGCATTTCGCTTGGGACTACCTGGCAACGAGCATGCTGAAGAAGTCACCGAACGTTCCTCTGTATACAAACGAGGACCGCAAGGCACGAGCCGTCGAGGCCTTCCTTAAGGGCAATTCGACGTGTAGGTTGACGAACGAACGGTTACTCGGGTCTCAAGAGAGGCCTGAGTGGTACAACCGTTACTGTCAATGGATATCAAAAATCCTTGGTCCAATAGGGCCGCGGCAATTCGATTCCATAGTGGAGTTGATGCGTCACGGCCCTGGGGCCACTACAGGAGTACGCGGGCGGGGTTCCGTGCCGTCCGACAAATATGATGCAGAGATGCATCTGACCAGAGATCTACTTCCGTTTGCTGCTAGCATGATGCCAGAGGCCTTCCTGACTCACGTCAGGGAGAACCTAGGGTGGCTAGTAGTAAAAGGCAGTCGGTTTTTCACAGTTACCAAAGACTACGAAACTGATAGGGGCGCATGCTGCGAACCTACCCTGAATGTCTTCGGACAGCTCGGGTGTGGTGAGTTTATTGCTGAACGCCTCCGTATATTTGGTTGCGACATCAGAGACCAGACAAGAAATCAATCGCTGGCTAGCGAAGCCCACACCCGTGGGTTAGCAACCATCGACTTGTCTAATGCCAGTAATACTATGGCATCCGGTCTCATCCTCGACTCGTTCCCGATTAACTGGTTTCACTTGCTTGACCTCTTGAGGTCTGAGTGGTGTGAGATGCCAGACGGGAGCTGGACTGAGCTTAGCATGCTTAGTTCAATGGGGAACGGCTACACGTTTCCAGTGGAAACACTGGTGTTTTTATCGTGCATTAAGGCCGTTGTACCAGAGGATCTGCATGAGCACTGCTCTGTTTACGGGGATGACATCATTGTCCCCCAGGAGTGTGCCAACGCTGTTGTCGACGCGCTGACCTTTCTCGGGTTTAGCGTGAACGCTAAGAAGAGCTTCTTGGCAGGGAGCTTTTTCGAGAGTTGCGGTACTGACTGGTTCTTAGGCCAGAATGTACGCCCTTTCTACTTGCGTGGGGCAAGCGGTGATATACCGTATGCCTTGCAAGTTGCCAATGCGCTCCGTCTGCATGCTAAGAGATTAGGCATCCTTGGATGCCACTCGAAGCTGGTCGGCGTTTGGAGATGGCTTAAAAGCCTTATCCCCCCGTCGCTCAGACCCACAATACCGAGTTCGCTCGGAGATACTGGGTTAATTGTAGACAAAAGCGAGGTCCGCAAGCTCAAAAAGCTTGTTGATCGGCAGTCACTTCATATTTTACCTCCTGGGGCGTTAAGCTCGTATCGGGGTGGTTGGAGTGGAATGGAGGGTTGGGATGTGACGCACTTGTATCTGAAGCCGCCCAAAAAGCGGAAAGATTCATATAGCGTCGTGCTGACATTCCTAGCGACTCGTGGGTTCGCTGAGCAGGCTTCGTACGGCTTTGAGACCGTGCGGGGCTTGTTTGGTAGGCTCAGGAGAACTGACTCCCATGTTGTTACATGGGATATAGACCTAGTTTGGTTATAGGTCCTTAGGTCACTTTCCCCCCCGTTGGGGGTGGCTGTGGAGCTCTCCTCCCT